ATGAGAATATTGCTAAACACTTATACCCTATGTATAGTTTGCAAAAGTATTATGCTGATGAGGGTGAAGCCCCTTTAAAAGGTGTTACAAACATTAGTACAACACCCAAACTTGATGGTGCAGCAGTAAGTCTTCTTTATATCAATGGCGAATTAGTACAAGCACTAACTCGTGGTGATGGTATTGAAGGTACCGACATTACAGAAAAACTAATTTCTAGAAAAGACTTAGTTCCTTTAACAGTCCAAAGATTAGGTATGTTTCAGGTTACTGGAGAAATTGTAGCAATAAAAGAGATTCCTAATAGTCGTAATTATGCTGCTGGTTCATTGAATCTTAAAGACTTTAATGAGTTTAAAACCCGTGCAATTTCATTTTACGCATATGGTGTTTATCCATACCAAGCTAGTGAATTTGTAAAAGATATGATACTATTGAAAGCCCAAGGTTTTCAAACAGTTCTAGAAAAAGATTTGCATAATATTTACCCTTGTGATGGGTTAGTATTTAGAGCAAACAATAACGAAGAATTTGAAAACTTTGGATACACAGCCAAACATCCTCGTGGTGCTTACGCTAGAAAAGAGCGGCAAGAGGCTGTAGAGACTACAATCTTATCCGTTGAATGGAGTGTAGGTAAGTCTGGTAAAGTTACTCCCGTAGCTCATTTAGATCCAATTTATATCGGTGACAAGTTAGTGAGCAAAGCAACGTTAAATAACCCTGGGTTCATAGAGATGTTGGATATTTGTATAGGCGATCGTGTCGGTGTAGTACTAGGTGGAGAAATTATTCCCTGTATTACTCACAAGGTAGCAGCATAATAAAATTCAATTATTCGAGCTATGGTCTAGGCACACAAAAAATAGACTTGTCAAAGCATTCCATTTCCTGTATAATTACTACTTAAATTGAAAAAACTATGCAAAAGATTGAAATTCCTACAACTTGTCCTTGCTGTTCCTATAAATTAGAAATGGTGAATGAACAACTGTTTTGTAGAAATCTATCATGCGAGGCTCAATTAGGTAAAAAGCTAGAGCATTTTACTAAAACTCTTGGTATCAAAGGTTTTGGACCAAAGACTATAGAAAAACTAGGTCTAGCTGATATAACTGAACTTTTTTACTTAGATAGGGATTCTGCAATAGAGTCTTTAGGTAGTGAAAAAGTAGCAGATAAGCTCTTAGATGAAATCGAGAGAGCTAAAGGTGCGGATCTAGCCACCGTTTTAGCGGCTTTTTCTATCCCATTAGTGGGTGGAACAGCTTCTAAAAAAATTGCTGGTGTAGTTAGTTCTATAGAAGAAATTACTCAAGAAACTTGTAAACAAGCAGGTCTTGGTGAAAAGGTTACTTCTAACTTACTGAATTGGATTAATCTGGAATATCCAGAAATGAAAGAGTTCTTGCCATTCTCTTTCAAGTCCGACAATGTTAAACCTAGTAAAACTGATGGCCCCACTGTCTGTATTACTGGTAAATTGACCTCATTTAAAACAAAAGCCGAAGCAACTAAGATATTAGAAGCTGCAGGTTTAATAGTAGTAGAGTCTGTAACAAAGACCTTAAAATACTTAATAGATGAGGAAGATAAAGGAAGTACCAAACGCAAAAAAGCAGAAGAATATGGCGTAACAATAGTAACAAATCTAAAAGATTTTGTATCGAAAATTTAAAAAAGAGAAAATAAATGACTGAAAAAGCTAAAAAATGGTCTGACCAAGCTGTTGCACAACTTTTGTCCATCGTAGGCAATCAGAGTCCAGTAAGTGTCGAGCGGGTTGAGCAAGCAGCTGAAGCCTTGAATGTAACAGTACGTTCAGTAGGTGCCAAATTGCGTCAACTAGACCGTGAAGTTGCTTCTATGGCTAAGGAAAAGGTTTCTGCCTTCACCCCTGAGCAGAGCGCTGCACTGTCTAACTTGGTAACAAGCAATTCTGGTGCAATGACATACAAAGAAATTGCTGAACGCTTTCAAAGCGGCACTTTCACTGCTAAGCAAATTCAAGGCAAATTACTTGCTTTAGAATTGACTGGCAATGTTAAGCCAGCTGAAAAAGTTGAAGCTGCTCGTACATATACAGAGCAAGAAGAAGCCACATTTATCAAGATGGCTCAAGCAGGTAAATATATTGAAGAAATCGCTGTTAACTTAGGTAAGAGCATCCCTTCAGTACGTGGTAAAGCTCTCAGCTTGACACGTAAAGGTCAGATTGATCGTATCCCTGCACAAAAAGACAGCCATGCTAAAAACGTTATTGATCCAGTGCAAGCATTGGGCAACGATATCGTTAGCATGACAGTTGCTGAAATTGCTAAAGCTGTTGATAAGACAGAACGTGGTCTTAAGACCCTTCTTACTCGCCGTGGTATTTCCGTTAAGGATTATGATGGTGCAGCTAAGAAAGCCAAAGCCGAAGCTAAAGCAGCTTAATTGTAACACTTAAAGTTACTTAAAGGCCAGGAGTTATTTTTAGCTCTTGGCCTTTTTTATTTGCATTATGAAAATCACAATTACATACCACGATACAGATTCGTTCACTGCAGAAGAAGTGGTTAAGCAAGCTGAACATAATTATGGTAAGTCTATTAAAGTAGATATTACGCCTGAGTCTAATAAGCCTCATGATCTAATATACTTTGGACTACAACAAATCATAACACACCAACAACTGGGACTACTCTTTGACGATAAGTTTGGTTACCAGGCAAGTATTCAAAAACTACGTAATGAAACTTTGTACAAATTACAAGAAATCTTAGACCAAGTAATTATTGACAACGAAAGTAAGGTAGAATAAATGGATATTAGCGCAGTTGTCATTAATAAACTACTAACAGAAAAGAATTTAGATGTTTGGAGCAAATTAAAGCTCGCGTTTCTTGACCCTGCCTACTCCTCAGTATATAGTTTAATTACTAGATACTATGACAAGTATAGTACTATACCATCGTTTGATGATCTAGACGCTATTGCTAGAGAGGGGTTGGCACAAAAAACGCTGGCAACTCTTCGTCTTATTGATGAGACTGAAATTACTGCGGATGTGGCACTAGATGCCCTTATAGATCAGTATACTCAAAATCAAGCTATTGTGTTATTGGATAAATTTATTGATAAGTTACCAGTATACGATAGCACAGAAATAAAAGATAATTTAGCGAGTATAGTACTAACCTTAGATGAAAAAACCCTGACAACAGAGGGTGTATATACCATGAACGATATCATGGTATTTGTTCGCCCTGATGAATTAGCTAAAAATCGTGTACACTTAGGATTGAATAATACTTTTGACTCTGTACTAGGCGGTGTAGCTAGACAAGAATTAATATTAATTGGCGGTAAACGTGGCTCTGGTAAATCTATTACTTGTAGTAATATTATGATTAACCAATATGAAGCTGGTAATGCCTGTATCTATTTTACTATTGAAATGGAAGCTCACGAGACATTACAACGCAACATGAGTATCTTAGCTAATGTTAATCACCAAAATCTTAAGAACAATACTTTGACTGATATTGAATTACTAAAAGTAGTAAAAGCTCGTGCAAATATGTATGAAGACTCTGACAAATTAGTAATGGACTTCCTTAAAGATAAAGATCAATATAAGTTTGAAGAGACTTTAGTAAGAGAGTGTAGTCTTAAAGAGCATAATCAAATGGTAATTATTGATGATAGGGCATTGACCCTAAGTTCGATAGATTTACATCTTGGAAAAATGAAGTCTCGTTTTGGAGATAAGTTTGCTGTTGCAGTTATTGATTATTTAAATCAGATTGTAGTGGAAGGTGCTAGTCAGTTTGATTGGCAACCACAGATTATTATTTCTAAGAAACTAAAAGAGATGGCACGTAAATATGACATCGTAATGGTTAGCCCATATCAAATTGATAATAGTGGTGAAACTCGATTTGCTAAAGGTATTCTAGATGCAGCAGATATTGCTCTACTCATGGAAGCCAATACCAAAGAAGATGCAGCAATGAGTTTTGAAACTACAAAAATTCGTGGCGCTAAAGAGATGAAATTTACTAGCGGTATGGATTGGGAAAGTTTACGAATTAGTCCTATCTCTATCGAAAAACCAACACAACCAGAAGATAAACCTAAAAAGATTAAACGAGCAGGTAAGGTAGAAGAACCTGCTGCTGATTTACCTTGGGATACATAATGAGTGATCCAGTACTAGAGTTACTTAAAGATAAGGGTGTTGCCTTTTCAGTGTCTGGTAGAGACTATGTTACTAAATGTTTTAATCCTGATCACAACGATTCTAATCCTAGTTTTAGAATTGACAGAGGTACAGGCATAGCGCACTGTTTTTCTTGTGGGTTTAAAACAAATATATTTAAATATTATGGTTTATTAACTAATAATGTTTCAGTTAGAGTAGCAAAGCTAAAAGACAAACTAAATGCTTTAAAAGAATCAACAAATGGTCTAGATCCTTTAGACGGGGCTAAACCAATTAATCGCTCATTTAGAAATATATCCACACAAACATTAAAATATTTTAAAGCCTTTGAAACCGATCAAGTAGAAAAAATGATTGACAGAATTGTTTTCCCAATAACTGATGTTAGAGGAAAAACAATGTGCTATGTTGGAAGACATAGTATGTCAAACGGAAACCCTAGATATGTAAATTATCCTAGTGGAGCTTCTATTCCATTATTTCCCGCAAAATTCCAAGAAAAACACAGAACCATTGTTTTAGTAGAAGGCATATTTGATATGCTTAATTGTTATGACAAAGGTTTAAGAAATACTGTATGTACCTTTGGTACAAGTAAACTACTAAACGAAACTAAAGAAAAAATGTTGAGTTATAAAGTTATGGGTATTGAAAAAGTATTCATTCTCTATGACGGAGACGAAGCAGGTAGAGAAGCCGCTAGAAAGATTAAGCCTTTAATCGAAGAAGCCGGTTTCTTAACAGAAATTATTGATTTACCAGAAGGACAAGATCCTGGTGTAATCACGCAAGAGGATGTAAACTCTTTAATAGAATATACAAAAATATGAAAAAAATTGCAATTATAGACAAAGCACCAAGTAAGAATAATTATAGTAATTATTTTAACTTTGATTTCGATCTCTATCATATGAGTTCAGTACCAATTACTAAGCTACTTAAAAAAGATGTGGACTTAGAAGTTAGTTTAGATGAGTATGACATGGTAGTTTTGGTAGGCTCTGAAGCCGCAAAAGAGTATGCAAAAATTAGTTCAGTAACTAATTATGCAGGACAGTTAATGCATGAAAAGTTTGTATGCATTACAAATCCAGCAATGCTACACTTTAAGCCAGAGGGAAAACCAGACTTTCAGAGATCAGTTGACCGCATTCATAAGTATGTTGAGGGTAGTATTAGTAACGCCAGTCTTACAGGTGATTACTTAGGTATTGTTGATACAAAGCAAGCAGTAAAATTTCTAACAGAAGTTTTAGAAAATGCTCAAGGCTATGTAGCAATGGATACAGAAACTACTGCTCTATACCCAAGAGACGGTTACGTGCTAGGTCTATCCATTAGTTATAAGGATAAACACGGTGCTTACATATCTACTGATTGTCTTGATAGTGTATGTACTGATCTCTTAGAAGAGATCGTTAAAAAGTACGATATAGTTTTTCACAATATGAAATTTGACATTAAGATGATCGAATATCATATTGGTCTTAAATTTAATAGAGATAGGGTGCATGACACAATGTTAATGCACTATGCTCTAGATGAAAATGATAGTCACGGATTAAAACAATTAGCTCTAAAGTATACAGAGTATGGTGACTATGACTCTGAACTGGATGACTTTAAAAAGACATACTGTTCAAGTAAAAGTATGCTACTTGAAGATTTTACCTATGATCTTATTCCATTTGATGTAATATCAAAGTATGCTGCTATTGATACAGCAGTAACAATTACACTATTTAATAAGTTCTGGCCTAATCTTCAAAATAATCTTAAAATTCTATCAGTATATAAAACAATTTTAATTCCTGGTACACTATTCCTTATGGATATGGAAGAAGTAGGAATTCCTATTGACAGAGAAAGAATGACAGCGGCTGAAGGCTTTTTAGATACACAAATTGCTGAGGCTAAACAAGCTGTTTATGGATTTGAACACGTTAAACAGTTTGAAGCAGATGCAGGGATTATATTTAATCCAAACTCAGTACAGCAATTACGTAAAGTATTATTTGATTATGTTAAGCTTACCCCCACAGGAAAGAAAACAGGTACTGGAGCAATATCTACAGATGCTGAAGTATTAGAAGAGCTATCGGAAGAACACCCACTTCCTGCAGCTATTTTAAAAGTACGTCAGCTTGGAAAGATTAAAAATACTTATATTAGTAAGATTTTACCGGAGCTTGATAAAGATGGGCGAATTCGTACAAACTTTAATCTTATTTTTACCACTAGCGGGCGTTTGTCTAGTAGTGGCAAGTTTAATGCTCAGCAAATACCTAGGGATAATCCGATCATTAAAGGATGCATTAAAGCACCAACAGGATACAAAATAGTATCTCAAGATTTGACTACTGCTGAAATGTACTATGCAGCAGTGTTAAGTAATGATAAAAATCTACAACAAGTTTTTACTAGTGGTGGTGATTTTCACTCAACTATTGCTAAAATGGTGTTTGATCTAACTTGTGAAGTTGATGATGTTAAGAATCAGTTTGGTTCTATGCGTCAATCTGCTAAAGCAATTTCTTTTGGTATTCTGTATGGTTCTGGACCACAGAAAGTATCAGATACAGTATCTAAATCAACTGGAGAATATTATGGTATCGATAGAGCAAAACAAGATATTAAGTCCTACTTTGACAAGTTTAACAAACTCAAAGGGTGGCTTAAATCACGCAAAGAATTTATTGAAGCTAACGGTTATACTTATAGTTTCTTTGGTAGGAAGCGTCGTCTTATCAATGTGTTTTCCTCTGATAAAGGAATTGCGGCACACGAAGTTAGAAGTGGAATTAACGCAGAAATACAATCCCTAGCCTCAGACATGAATCTATTTGGAGCTATGGATACTGCTAATGAAATTAAAGCTAAAAAGATAGATGCACAGATATTTATGTTAGTTCATGACTCAATAGTAGCATTAGTTAAAGATGAGTGTGTGGAAGAATATTGCGAAATCTTAAAAAGAAATACACAAAAAGATCGTGGATGTTCCATTAAGGGACACCCTATTGGAGTAGACCAAGAAATAGGTCAGGATTATAGCTTTGGAAAATTCGATAAACAGTATCTCATTGAAGGAACTAGCTTATCCAATATTTAAACTAGGTTTAAATAAGCCGGAAACTGTTGATGGAGTAATATTTTACTTATATCAATATGTTTCCGATGAGCAGGAACAAGTTAGTAAATTAAAAATAGTAGACGATCTAAATATTAAAAAGGATACTTTATCCTTACGCAGACTTAAATTAAAATCAGAAAATGTTGATTTATTTAAAATAAGTAAAGCAATTTACTTTTTAGGTGATCTAATAAAATTATCTACACCACATACTTGGTTTATAGACTCCAAAGGTGTAATATTTAAATATATAAAAAGTACTAAAGCTGAGTTAACTTTTCATAAAGTTATACAAGTAATACCAATTAAAACTGGTGGTGCTATAATAGAAGTAGAAAATATAAGTACTAGATTTAAAGCCTTATATACTCCTGAAAGTGCTAATAGATACGCAGGTATTTTAAACTATGGAAAATCTTTAATTTTATATGGTTTTTATAGTCAGGAACACTCAAAAACTTGGAGAAGGATATAATGGCAAAAGCTATAATTTCAAATAAAATATATTTGGATGTTACGCCTGAGATAGCAAAAAAATTAATTAATAATCTTACTTATAAAATACGTAGGAATATTCCTGGTGTTAAAAACCATTTTGTACAATACGATATAATAAAAAACTATAAAGTACTGCCTAATAGTATTATGGCTATACCAGTTGGTAGAATTGATTTAATTCCTGAAGATTACGAAGTTCAAGATAAAAGAATTATATGTGATCTTCCATTTCCTGACCCTAAATTTCCGCTAAGAGGAACGCAGGTTGACGTATTTAATGAAGTAGATGATACTTGCTTTATTAATGCTATGGTAGGTTGGGGCAAGACATTCACTGCTCTACACATTGCTCGCAAGCTAGGTCAAAAGACTTTGATTGTGTGTCACAATACAATGCTCAGAGATCAGTGGATAGAAGAAGTAGAAAAATTATTTGAAATGCCTGTGGGAGTAATTGGGTCTGGTGAGTTTGATATTGATCACTCTATAGTTGTAGGTAATATTCAAACCTTAACTAAGTTAGTACCTAAAATTTGCAAAGAGTTTGGTACTGTTATAGTTGATGAAGCACACCACTGCCCTGCCAGTACTTTTACAACATTTATTGATGGTATGTACGCTAGATATAAAATAGGTCTTAGTGGTACTATGCAGCGTAAAGACGGCAAGCAAATACTATTTAGAGACTTCTTTGGTAGTAAACTATATCAGCCACCTCAAGAAAACACATTAACACCTACAGTTCAAATAGTAAAAACTGGAATTGCACTATCTCCAGGAGACACTTGGGTTAAGAAGATTAATAACTTACTATATGACACAGATTACCAAAGATTTATAGCTGCAGCAGCAAATCTTCAGATTGCTAAGGGTCATAAAGTACTTATAGTTGCGGACAGGGTAGAGTTTTTACAACAAGTAGGAGAACTAATTGGTGAAACGTGTGTGTGCATTACTGGTGGGACAACCTATGAAGAAAGAGTCCTGCTCAAAGAACAAGTTGAATCGGGAGAAAAAAGTTGCATTGCTGGAAGCCGACAAATCTTTGCAGAAGGTATATCGGTTAATATCCTTAGCTGTGTAATCTTAGCAGTACCTATCGCTAACGATGGTTTACTAGAACAAATTATTGGGCGAATAATGCGTCAGCATGAAAATAAATTATCACCCTTAGTTCTAGATATGCAGTTTAGTGGAGTAAGCGATAGAAAACAAAACAAAGACCGTATAGCATTTTATTTGCGAAAGGGATGGGCCATATTAGGCTTGTAAAAAATACACTTGCAAATGTATTTAAACAGTGATATAATATATGTTCCAGCAGTAATTATGGCTCTATTCTTTAACCTAAAAACACTTGAAGAACAGTCAAACGGTGATGCGAGTAAATTTATGGCTATGCTAGAATATCACTATTCTAAAAAATTGCCTTTAAAGTACTCTAGGTTTAAACCAAGCAAAGTACCTCTGACTGGTGGCTGTTTTATATTAAATCCAGCACCTCTATTTGCAGACAAATCAACAGATATACTATTCAAAATTCAATATCTAAAATTAGCAGCTAGACGGGACTATAATTTATATAAACAGTACAAATATCGAGGATTAGTATTATCCTATTTCCCCGATATAAATATCGATCTAATTAAAAACAATCCGTTATTAATAATAACAGAAACAGAAATACTCTTTAAATACGAGGAAAATTAAAAATGGCATTAGCATTTACAGCAACTAAAGGTAAAGCAGTTAAAAAATCTTTTGACGCCTTTGAATACAAAGACGGAGAAAACACAGTACGATTAATTGGGGGAATTTTACCTCGTTATGTTTACTGGCTAAAAGGTACAAACGAGATCGGAAGAGCACACGTCTGAACTCCAG